AATATTCCAGTATAAAAATTCTTACTTATTTCACCATTAGTGACTAAGTAGCCTGAATCGTATACATCAGCATTCCCCGCAGTAGTTCCAACAAAACCCATTACTTTATGTTGACGAACATTTGTTGTGCTGTAACCACCGTCTACCGAAACAAGTGTTTGATAGTTACCTGAAACTGCTCCAAGACTACCTGTTGCACCTACTGAAAGCGGAAAGAGCGGCGTTCCGTTTTTAATTCCTACTCTGTCATTCCCAGCGTCAACGAACAACATATGGCTGTCGTTGTTAGACTCAACGCGGAAATCAGCATCATAGCTTCCATCGTTGAAAACAATCCCAGAGGTGCTGAATCTGGCCATTTCAATGCTGCCGGAATAGGTACTGTGCGTACCGTTAGTCCGTATTTTTAAAGTACCTCCGTAGTTTTGGAGGTTAACGGACCCGCCAGTGTCCGATATGTTTATTGCGCTCGCGTTGTCGCTGCTGTGCACCCGCAAGCCCACATCGTTAGCGCCAGTAATCTGTGTTACTCCGAGAGTCGGGGAAGACCCACTCTCGTATTTTGCGCTATTGAGGTTCGAAAAGTTATCGTCGACTTCAGTATTAGTTAGGGGCGAACCCTTACCAGCGCGTGTAGTTATCGTTGCCATGGATTACACCCCTAACTTTTTAAGATGCTGACAGAGTGATAGTCCAAGTCACGGACATCGTGTCATCAGCTGCTTTGTTTACGACGTTAAATTTAGTACGGCACAACATGTCACCGCCTGTAGCTGCATTGAAGATTCCGGCCTCAGTGACAGCCCCTGTTGCATCGCCAGCTTCAAAAGAGGCTTCGTACACAACTTTCTCGCTGTTTGTACCAGCGATTGCAGTTGAGTCTAATGCTTCTCGAGAACCTAAGATGGTCACAAGGTCAGTTTGGCTTGCTGCGGCGGTCGTAGTACCCGACCCCAGAGCCATGTGAGACATCGCACCCTTAGTGGTGTCCTTCATGCGTGACGCGATATACGCTAGTCCAGCATTTACGACGAGGTTTTTTAAATCTCGCGAGTCTTTGACGTTTCCGGCCTTGTCCTTCAGGACTATGTTAAGCTGGCCGGAGAGCTTCAAGTTTTCGTTAATCATAACGATCTCCTTCAGAACGTAGTGGAAGCTCCGACAAAGTCTTCCGCAAAATAGGTAAAGTCAGAGTACCCCTGACTCCTCAATGACCCCGTGTCGGTGCTCGAGGTCAAATTTAGTAGTACCTTTCCGGGTGCTACTATTGTCGCGTCTCCAAAAAGGGCGCTGTCTGTTAATTGTCTCACAAGAGACTTAGCCAGAGTTTCGCTTGCTACAGGTATATCATAAATCTGTTTACCTGTAACCATATTTGTGCTGTCAGACGTACTTGGTGCGTCTGAGAGAGTTTTTCCTATAGCCAGAAGGTCATTATCAACGACGCCACTGGCATCTGCAAACGCCCTGTCGAAGTCAACCTGACGTTCAAACACATCGACCGCAGCTGCGACGTCCGTTCTAATTTTCTGGAACTGCATCTCTTGGTCGTCAAGAATAGATGCAGAACCGTCTACATCGTCAGTAAAACTAACTGTGTCGCTAAGTTGTTTTGTACTCACTTTAGAATTAATAACATCAGACGCAGCCGGAGCCTCTGAGAGCGGTTTTCCTATTGTAAGAGTATCAATGGCCTCGGAAATGAAACCGTGGTCAGAAAGCGCCTTAGCGAAGGCTATAACGTCATCGTCAACAACGCCTATAGGGTCAGTTGAAACTTTCTTGGCAAACAAGAACGCCTGATCGCCTGCGCTGGCTATTATCTCAGCAATAGGTTTACTGGTTGCGATAGAATGAGCTTCTGAGAGCGAAGCTGCATCATCGAACGCTGTGCCAAAGTTCTTTTGTAAAAGGTCTAGGGTGGCAACAACTTCATCTGCTGCTTTCTTAGCAAATATAAGAACATGGTCTCCCGCACTCGCCACTTGGTCGGAGAGTATCTTTGCGAACGCTAGTGTGTGCGCATCAACAATCGCGGAGTCATCAAGTAAAGGCTTGCCAACAGTAAACTCGGGTTCATCCAACGCTGTTGAAGTGTCAGACTTACCTAGATTATTATCTAAAGAAACGCTCTCACTTACTGTAGGAGTTTCCCCATGTACCTTCTTCGTGAATATAAACGCATGGTCTCCCGCGCCAGAAACACTGTCGTTGAGAGCCTTAGCAAACTCAAAGTAGTACGGGTCACTGGTCGTGATGGTCTCAAAAGCGTTTTTAACAAACTGTAGTCTCTCGCTGTCTGTGACATAACCAGCGTCGTTGAACCCTTTAATAACCCCTTTGGACGCAATATCCGTAATGTCGGCGTCGTCCAGTAGCGGCTTAAAGAAGTCGAATATAATCTTATCTGACGGACGTGATCCGTCATCAATATAGAAGGTGTCAAGGAACGAAGCGAAGAGCAGGAAGTTACCTAGCTCCGCTTTTACAACGTTTTGGTTAATGTTTACCGAAGTTTGCGTAAGTACGTTTAGCTGCTCAAACTTAGCAGATAACGCATTAACAAGTTCGACAGACCCTAACTTCACGCAAAGTCCTCCCGAATTTTGAACTTGAGCTTATCGAACAATGTCTCACGGACACCGCTGCTTCTAACAACCTCAATCTCACCTTCGTAAGTACCAGCATCTACCTCTAGGTCTCCAACACTCCACTGGAGTACAGCGACACCTGTGTCTGCCGTCTCAGGGTTAATGAAGAACTGTCTGGAAAACAGAACGCTTTCAGCGCCTGCTTCTCTGAAGTGCAAAGTAACTGTAGCACTGGTCAAGTCGACCGGTGCGTTATCATCTTCGTTCGTAAGGGTTACACGAATCTGTGGACCGGTATCTCCTTGAACGTATTTAAATATCTGTGCCATTAAATCCCCCTGCGAACGCTGGCTTTGTCAAACCCAACCATTTTGGCCCGAAGACTAGCGCCGCGTGTGTCACGGCCTTTAGCGTCGGTGGCGTGCTTGTAGAATTCGGACTTGTAGTAAGCCGCAAGTTCAGGGTTAGTCCATTCTTTGCCGGGGATTATCGCTAGGCGAAATATAGCCCCACAAGCGATTGAACGACCGTATGATTCAAAGATAAAGTCCTCCACGCCTGTAGCTGTCAAAGATGGTTTAATTACTCCAGTGCCCTCGAACTCGTACTTGCTGTCGGGGGTTGGGTAAAACCTAATCTGAGAATCTTGGTAGATACTAAAAGACATGGGACGCCCGTTGGCTACGCCACTGGGCAGGTCGAAATGACGGTCTGACACACGGTTTACCGCTGTACCGTTTATATAGAGGATTAGAATGTCCTCCAAAACCGCACGAGTAGGCACCTCGATTTCGTACTCAGCAGTATTTCTACTGGTGTAGTCCTTATCTATGTCATAACGCCATATCTGACTGACCGCACAAAACTCAGCTGCCGCTTCTTGCAAGTGAGTTTCGATGATTATTTCCGGGCAGCCCGGAAGCAGGGGCTGAATATACGGAAGGAAATTAGCCCATGCTACTGCCATATTAAGTCACCGAACTCATGTTAGACGGCGATACTGCCGAGTCTACTTGGTTTTTAGTGGCCAGAGCTGCGTTAAACGCCCCGTAAGCTGCCTGCGCACGTTGCTCATTCGCACCGTATTCAGCATCTTTCGAGTAAGCTCTGTACAGAATCCAGTCTATCATTGGGGACATGTAAATGTCGTCCAATAGAATAACTGTTGTATCTGAACCTGCCGGATCGAGTTGAGTTTCTGTCAAAGCAGTTGCACCCGGAGAATCCGTGTAAACAACTTCAATTTCAGCGGCTGTTGTAGCCGGTGGATAGACAAAGAACTCTTTCGGTTGACGTGGGTCAAACGTGAAGTGCTGGATAGCTGTCGTACCAGTCTCAGCGTGCCATGCGGGTCGCTGATCGTCCAGAACACTACGAGCAACAAGGCGAATAACCTTGTAGCCTGAGCTGGTGGCTAAGTTTCTTGTCACATCTAACAATCGCAGCCCGGATGGAAAACCTCCATCGTTAGTAGCTTTTGTTAAAGTTTGACGTGTGCCTGCGGCGCAAGTGAATGAGCCTGTTTTGGCGTTAGCGTCAGGACGTGCAAGAGTAATGGCGAGGTAAGACTCGTTCATCCAGTTCTGCAATTCCGTACGCGGCCATCGAATATTGGTGTCCTGTAGGACATCCTCTACTCGTCTAATAATGTCCGTGACTTTTACGGTAGACATCCGTTACCCCCTATTCGCTAGATTTGGGTGCAGCGGCAGCTTTAGCTGTCTTCGACTTAGTATTCTTAGCTTTAGGTGCAGGAGCGGGCTTAGTATTCTTAGCCATCTCTTCGCCTTCGGCAGTTAGAACCATCTTGTCGCCGATTACTTGGGCTACAACCACGCGTGAACCGTCGAGCTTAACTACTGCCTTATTGGCAACAACTTCAGCGTCTACGGCGTTTATAAAATCAAATACATCCATAATAACCTCCAGAGTTAGAAGAAGGGGGGCGAACCCCCCCTCAAAGGGCTATTAAGATGCCGCGCCTACAATCGTAGTAATCAAAGCCTCAGGCTTGATGACCTTGCGGCCATAAACGGCTAGGCCACGAACGATGTCGCCAAAGTCCGTTTGATTACGAAGAGGTTCAGTTTTGCTGATCTGCGATGCGAATGCACAAGATGCTTTCGTACCAGCTACCATCATGCGACGGTTCTTAGCGTTAGTTACGGTAGCACCGCCTGAAGTGGCAGCTAGACCCGGAACCAATGCTTTACCCGCAGCGCCTTTAGGCAGAAGGTTAGAAACATAAACTTCGAAGCGATCCAACATACCGATCTTACCAGTACGGATGGTGCTTGAAGCATCTCCTGTGAAGTACGCCTGAGCGATGTCAGTTTGCATGAGCAACTGGCGGTCGAAAGGCGAAAGGATCAACCAACGGCCATCTTCAGGAACGTTTTGCTCATCAAGAGCAGCTGACATACGAAGGATCGTATCCAGTACGTTCTTAGGAGTAGCTTGGTCGATTGGAGCAACGTCAGTACCGAGGTTGTACTCACTAGACAACGCACCGGCAGTGCCGCCTGCGTTAGAAGCGTGAGCGCCTTCAGTAACGAACCAGTTGAAGAAACATTCGTTTTCAATGTTGATCTTCAATTGCTTTGCAGCATCATCGGTGAACATGTTCATCAAGTCCATATCGGCTTGGTGAGCAAGTACGTCGTTGACCTGCACGCTGAAGTATTTACCTTTGTTGATCTGCATATCTAGGTAGATAGGCGTAGGAACTTCAGAGGTAAGAGTTGTACCAGCGCCAGCATAATCATTAATTGTGATTGATGGTGCAGTACGGATGCGAATTGTGTCGCCCTGATTTTTGATCTCGCCTTCCCAATCGGTATTGGCAATCTCAGTCATCATGGTGTTCGCATAGAACTTAGCGTTGAGTTTATTGGACCACAGTTGTGGAATGAAACCGCCAGAGTAAGACGGGTTTGTGTCGAATGATCCTGATCCGACGACGGGGAATACAGCAGCCATAATGGCCTCCTATTAGTTTAGTTGGTTACTAACAGCTGCTTGCTCGTTAACACATATACTAGCGTACACGGCCTTCGAGGTAGGCAGTTGTTATTTCTGCTTCAAGTTTTTGGGCCTCGTCGTACTTATGCCGCGTATTCAAAGTGCGTATTTTGTTCCAAGCTGTTGCGATTTCCCTTTCGGAGTAAACCTTAACATCTCTTCCCACGCTCTTCGTATTAGCGGAATTCGCTGAACGATTCGGCGCGACCTGTTTCTCGAGTTCGGCTTGGCGAGTCTGACGCTCATGCGGTACTTCTGGCTCTAAGGTTTCCTTCCACAGTTTCACGTAATGTGCTACTGCATCTGCGTCCCCTGTAGTAAACGCCTGTGCCGCCTGATCTCTGCGAGGTCCACGAGACATGGGGTCATGCTCATTTAACCACGCAATCCAACGGTCGTCGTTGTCGATACTTGCAAAATCAGGAACTAGCGCTGCTAATTTCTGAGAAAAGCTCATCTCTCCAACCTGATTACCAGTTTGCTTCAATTGTTTTTGAAGCTGCGCGATAATCTCACTTTGTTGCTCAAAGCGTCCCTCATATTCTTGAGAAACTTCCTGCGCAACACGACGCTGGACATCTATCAGTTCTTCACCAAATTCGGCTCGATCTTCATCAGTCACATAACTGACTTTCTCCTTCGGCTTTGTCGGTTCTTTGGGCTGTGCCGCTAAAGTCTCAGTGAGATCGTTCAGCTTAGCCGTTAAGTCCTTAACTTGCGAATGCAAACGTGGGACTTCAGCATCATACTTACCCCGTAAGGTTTTGTACTTCTGCTCAAATTCAACCGCTACGTCCGTCGGTGACGTGTCAGCTGGCTCTGCTTCTACCGGTTCAAGTGCTACTTCCGCTTCGACTGGTACTTCTGCCTCGGTATCCTCGGGTT